CAAAAAAGAAAAAAGAAGTAATAGAAGAAAAACCTCAAGGTGAAGATAATCAACCACAAGGTGATAGAGAACAAGATCATATAGGTAACATAGTAGCTGATAATACTGAATTAATCAGAGATGTAGTTGGTACATTACAATCTATGCATGAAAGAATGAATGAAATTGAGAATAGATTAGCTAAAGTTGCTGACAGATTGGGTTTTTAATGCCCGATATATTTAAAGTAAAAGACCTTAACGTACCTAACGATAAGGCCGATCAAAACAAAATAAAAAACAAAAAAGAGGAGAGTGATGATGAAAATACTGATGTTTGATTTAGAACATGGTTCACAGTCATTAGGTTCAAAAGAATCTATTGCAAAAATGTTCGGTTATCCTGTATTAAGTCCACCTACTTGGGATTCATTTCTAAGTACATTAGGTAAGATTTATACGCAGGAAAGCGTTGCAACTACCCATAAAATAGGTAACTTAGAGATAGAAGAGTCAGAAAGAAAAGTTGTACCAAGAAACGGTACTGTAGTAGATGCTATAGTAGTAGATACATTTTCTGAATTGTCTAAAAAATATATGAGACAAATATCTGATAAAGAAGGTAAAATGAAGTTACAGGGTTGGGGACAACTAAAAAATAAACTTGATGGATGCTTAGAATTTATTACAAGAATACCTGGTATTGTAATATGTACATGTCATGGTAGAGTTCAAACTATGGATGACGGTAATAAATTAATGCCATATATTGATGGTTCTAGTAAAGAAGATATATCTAAATGGTTTGATTTTGTATTTTACACTAAAACTGTAACTAAATCTGGCAAAAGAGATTATCTTTGGGTAACATCAAGAACAGAAAAATATGACCATGCTAAGGATAGAACAGGATTATTAAATGATGAAATTCCACAAGACTATAACATTGTTATGGATGCTGTTAATAAAACAGGTTGGGATGGAGCTAAAATACTAATAATTGGTTCGCCTGGTAGTGGTAAAACATTAAGTCTAAAAACGCTAACAAAAGGAGAAAGTGAATGAAAACTCTAACAATTAAAAAGGGTGGTGGTGATTATGTGTCTTTTGCACATGGTTGGCACAAAGTAGTAGTATCTAAAGCAGCTTATGGCGATTGGAATGGAAAGAAATTCTTAGATATATTCTTTGAAGGTCTTCCAGAAAGTTTCAATCTTAGAACATATGAGAAAATTAACCAGAAAACTAATGAAGAGTTTTCAATTATGCAAGTATTTAGATTTGCTAATGCTGGTATTTCTGATAGTTTAGACAGCCAAACAGGTGAAACTGTCCTTAAGATAGATGATAGCCCAGGTGAATTAGTAGGTAAAGAATTAAATATCTTTATGTACAAAGATGGTGACTATTACAGAGCTTTAAACAGATGTGCTCCTACACCATTTGAGGGTGTTGCTGAAACATTTTCAGAAAATGATGTTGAGTATTGGAAAAAGAAAGCAGTATCATATTTTGATGAATATGTTGCTCCTAATGTAGAAGGTGGTGTTCCATCTAACGGTGAAATAATACCTACTGCAGAAGCTTCTCAAGGCACTTCTAACGCAGAGATGCCTTTCTAAACGCACACAATAAGGAGAGATAGGTATGGATAAGATATGGTTTACATATTGTTCCTACTAATACATCTAGCGAACCTGTCTCTCTTTGACCCATAGGAGAATAGTATGATAAAAGAGTTCGCATTTAGTTTAAGTAAAAGACATTATTTCCAAGATGCTAATGAAATGCAAAATTGGATGAATATCGATAGTGATACGTTTATGTCTTTATACGACTATCCAGAATATGTTAAAGAATATTTTGGTAAAAAGAATACATTGTCAGGTTATGATGGTGAAATATATATGCCTGATGAGTTTATATTAGATGTTGATGGCTCTGATTCAGACAAAGCGTATGAAAAAGTTTGTGGTTTATTAGGATTGTTAGAAGATTTAATGGTTCCAAATACAGTTTATTTTAGCGGTACAGGATTTCATGTCCATATACCAAGTCAATCGTTTAGATGGAAACCAAGTAAAGATTTACACATGAAAGTAAAACAAGTATTAACAGACTTTGAAATATTTAAATACGCTGACCCATCAGTAACTGATAAAACTAGGATAATAAGAGTAGCAAATACAAAAAATAATAAGTCAGGGCTTTATAAAGTGCCTTTGTCTAAGTTTCCTATGGATATGGTAGATATAATAGAATACGCTAAATCCCCTAAGAAATTACCAGTATTAACCTGGAGTGATAAAGGAATAATACCTGTGTTTGATGTTAATGTAGAGTTAGAAACAAAACAAACGGTTGTTAATAACACTAAAATAACTATATCAGACCAAGGTAGAAGTCCCGATCCTATTAATTATCCTTGCATATCTAGTATGTATCAAGATGTACCACTTGGATCTAGGCATATGACTGCTTTAAGATTAGCATCATGGTTTAGATGGTTGTATCCTGAAAATCTAGTAAAGATTGTAATGGAAAACTGGAGACAAAAAGTAAACACCGATGGTAAATTTACCGAAAAAGAGATGACTCAATTAATAGAAGGGTGTTATACAGGTCACGGTGGTAATGGATATAGATATGGTTGTAATGATCCAATAATGGATGAATATTGCAAAAATACTTGTAGATTGTATAAGTCTAAGAAGTCTCAACTCTTATTAGATTCTACAGCTATGGAGGATTCACTGATAGATTTTGTTAAAAGTGATATTAATCCAATGAATCTTGGAGCAATATACGGACAAGATTTCCCAGTATATCCAGGTGAAGTAGTTATTATACAAGCTCCACCCAAATCTATGAAGACTATGATCTTACAGAATTGGGTAAATCATTTCAAAAAGCCCACTCTATTTCTAGAAATGGAAATGTCCCCCAGGCAGATGTGGACAAGATTTGTTATGATGGAAAATAGATGGTCAGATGAAGAGTTAAAACAGCATTATTTAGCACAAAAGAACGGAATGAATAAGAAGTTTGAATGGCTAATGATGGATTTTTCTACACCGTATCCATATGAATTAGAAAAGAAAATATCTACTATGTCTTTTAAGCCAGAAGTAGTTATTGTTGATCATATGGGACTATTTAGGAGCAAACAAAGGGACAATAACATGAAAGTTGAGGAAGCTTCACAAGCTTTAATGGAACTTGCTGTTAAACATAATTTAATTGTGTTCTCTGTTTCAGAGATTACTAAGCAAGCGTTTCATGAAGGTATGAATCTAGCTTCAACTAAAGGTTCTTTTAGAACAGCATATAATGCTAATAAACTAATATCTGTTAATCCATTTAAAAGTAGTAAAACTAATTTAATAGAATATCTACATGTTAAATGTGAAGCTAATAGAGAAAGAGAATCCTTAGATGTTAAACTGAAGGTCACTAATGCGAATATTGATATGTATTCAGGGGAGTGAACGGAGGAGAACAGAGAGAGATGTAAGGCCTATGATAGCCAAGAAGGCAGTCTCTCTCTATTTACTGGAGGAATTATGAGAGCAACTGAATTTATGCATTTTATGAATAGAACTGATATAGGGTTAGGAGCTAATCCTAAAGAACAAGACTATACTCATTATACACCTAGAATGTATGCTAAAAGAAGAAGGTATGAATATCAAAAAATGTTAAGGAGTCAAAATGCCAGTAAGAGTAAAGGATAAAAAAGAATATTACGCAGAACTAATTAGACAATATTTTAGGAGACAAGATGAGAATAAAAATGCAAGACAAAGTAAAAGAAATATTGATAAGAATGAACCATTGTAGAGATAGTGATGTGTATTTAATATATGAAATATGGAAACAGGAATTAGCTAAATACAATTATGATATTAATAATATGAAGTTAGTGCCAGTTTTAAAGTTATGGTTTAACAAAGAGATATCACATCCATCAGCTATTATGAGAGCAAGAAGAAAAGTACAAGAAGAGCATAAAGAAACAAGAGGTAAAGTTTATGCAGAAAGACACAAACAACAAAAGCAAGTCCGTGAAGACTTAGGATACGGAGGATAAATGATAGAAGATTTATTACAAATGAGAGCTCATCTTGATAGTATGATAGAAACATACAAAGATCTGCATCCAGATGAAGAATATGAAACTCATGATAGAGGTAATAATACACATTTAGATGGTATGAGTGAATACAATGAAAAACAAACAGCACTTAAAAGAATAAGGGAAGGATACTATGAAAACAAGTTCCGCAAAAGCCAAAGGAAGGAAGCTCCAAGACCTAGTCAGGGACAGCCTGCGCTCTGCGTTTATGGAGATTCTTGAGACGAATGATATTAAGTCCCAAGTTATGGGAGTAAATGGAGAAGACATAGTTTTCTCACCAAAAGCACAAAAAGTAATAAGATATAAGTTTGAATGTAAAAATACTGAAAGATTAAGTATATGGAGTGCAATAGAGCAATGTGAATCGCATGGCAAAGATACTTTATGCCCAGTAATAGTGTTTAAAAAGAATAGGAAAAACCCATATGCAGCAATTCCATTAGATAAATTTATAACACTATTAAAAAAAGAAAGGTATGCTTATGTTAACAAAAGAGATGTGCTCAGTAACAACGACATTAGCAGTGATGAATGATTTTGTAGACAAAGTAGTAGATGCCAAAGATGATGATGAATGTATTGAACTTATTAAGTATCATGTAAATATGATGAATATGTTACTTGAAATGATAAAAAATAGAGCTTAATAAGTAGGATGTGAGAGGACAACTAGCCTCCTGTTCCTCTCACTTTCCTTACCCTAACATATTTAAACTTTCTAATGCGTCTAGTTGTTGGCTTCTTGAAAGTTTTCTATTGTTAGTATTATTGTTATCAGCAAAAGGGCTTAATCTTTTCTTAACCTTTTTTCTGTCCCCACTTAAATTAATTTTAGATCTTCTTCTTTTACCTCTCCAATCAGTACCATATTTACCTGGATATTGAGGGCCTTTTGCTCTTCCTCTTGATAATAATGGTACATCTATACCAGTCCAATCTTGATATACTTGAGCAATAGGTCTCATCATTTCTTGATTAGCTTTCCTAGTATCGTAGTTAGTGTATAATCCAGATTCATATTTTAAAGCTCTCCAAATATTACCAGAAATAAAATCTGGCATAGTTTTCATAGCAAGTCTTGATGCTTGTAAATTAAATAATCCAAGTGCAGCACGTTTATTATCATCATCAGAAAAGTCAACAGGATCTAATTTGCCTGTAAATTTACCTCTATATAATTTACCATTAGGGTCATCTTCTATTAAACCTAATAGTCTTGATGCGTTATCTATTGTACTAAATGTAATACCTAAATTAGTAGCTGCACCTAAATTATATGTAGCTTGAGCAATTTGTTTTTGACCTTCTTCTGTAGTAGGGTCAGCCATAAATAAAGAAAAATGATCTCTTATAGCCATAAATATTTCGTTACCTACAACATTTGATATACCTAAAGTTGATGCGGTTGTCATCCAATGTATAAGAGGTTGAGCCATACCTAATCTAAATAATCTTCTAACTTGCATAGAATTTAACCTACTAAATTCACCAGTTTGTTTAGCAGCTCTTAGTTGTCTTACACCTTCTTTATATATATTATATTGCCAAGCAGCATTTTCCATTCTATAATGTTGGAATTGAAGTATAGTTCCAGATAATTGCTTTTTCATAACATCTGCTTTACTAACTCTTCCATAATCATACTGAGTTGCTCTAACAGCAGCTTGTGCTATTCTACCAGCAAAATCCTCTTTAAAAGCCTGAGCATCTTTCTGTAACTTTTTGTAATCTATAGCTTTATTTATATCTGTATACTGACTTATATCTTTATTCATTTTAAATAATAATTGATCTTGAGTTAATCTGTTAAGATTCATATACGATTCTGCAAAAGCTTTTTTAAATACTGCTGGTCTAACGGCATTTTCAACCATTTGTTGAACTCCAGATGTCGCACTTGCTGTATTTTCTAAAAACGATACAAATTTATCAGC